ACCAACGACCGGACCGGTGTCACGACACCGGTCCGGTCGTTGGTCGCCAGGATGGCGATGATCTTTGTGCATTCGGATCGGTTCATGTCAGCGTCCTTGCGCTTCGAGTTCGAGGGCATATGCTGCGATCTCTTCGGGGGTCATGGCTCCACGGCGAGGCGAAGCCCGGCTGGTGGGCATTGGCCGCGGCGAGGCGCGCTTCGGTCGGCCCTGCCCTACCCACCGGCCGTAGCCCTGGATCACCTGCGGGATCGAGGGTGGATCGTCGCGCCAGCTCTGGCTGGCCAGGTAGCGGGTACAGGCGCCGAACTCTTCCGGGGTGGGCACTGGCTTCGTGACGATCGACCTCAGGTGCCGGAACGCGATATCCCGGCCGACCCGCGCCTCTTCGCTATTCGGGTCAATCCCGACGCCTGCGCACCAGGCGCCATAGAGCGCGACTCTCCGTTCGAACGCGGCGTCGCTGGCCTGCTGCTTATCGCTTCGGGGTCTGGATCGTTCTGGCTGGGGGTCAGCGACCGGCGGAACTAGCCGCCCCGCGCCAGCGGTATGGTCGTCAATCGATCCGGTATCAGAGAATCCGGTATCAGGGTTAAAGGAATCAGGACGAAGCGCGTGTGACCCAGGCTCACCGTGCTGCTCATCATGGTGCGCCGTCTGCGCTGTTTTCACGGAATGGCGGGCTCCCTCCGGGGTTTCTGGCTTGCCGTCAACGTTAGGTGGAGGGATGGTCGACTTCGCTTCATTGCTGTGTGGACGTTGATGCTTGGCGAAGTGGATGACCTGGATGAACCGGCCTTCGCCCATTGGATACCGATGGATGAAGCCGCTGCTCACCAAGGTGGACAGCGCTTCGTCCACATCGATCTCGTCGGCTGGAAAGATTTCCATCTTGATCTTGCGGGGGCGATCTTCGAGACGCCCTTCCCGGTCAGCCAGGGTCCAGAGCCCAATGAAGAGCAGGCGAGTGGCCATCGGCAACTCGACGAGTTCGTCATTGGTGAAGAACCCTGGCTTGATATTTCGGGCGCGAGCCATGCCTAGCGCGCTCCCATCAGCAACTGGACCGCTTCCTCCCAGGTTTCGACACAGCTCATGCTGGGCAGACAGTGGAAGACGTTCTCTCTGTGGCCGACGAAGATCTGCGGCTTGCCCAGTCCATGGGCATATCCCGATTTCCAGTCGCACGAGCCCCGGGTTGGACCGGAACCCGGCGCCTCGGTGAAACACACGACGACATGGGACCGGGTGATATCTTCCATATCCTCAGCAGAGGCGAAGCGGGCAGCATGCTCGGGCGGAATGGCGTCACCAGGCGTACCTTCCCATTCATGCCTGCCAAGTAGCCATCGGGAGGTCACCTCGATCCCTTCCGCCTCGAGTTCCGACTTGTAGTCCTGGAGTTCCCTGAGACGGGAGACTCGCGCGGCCAGGTAGACCGCTAGCCTGTTACCCACTGATGACCACCTTCTCGTTTCCTTGCTGGAGCGCCCGTTCAACCACCATGGCGCGGCAGACGCTCTGCCACCGATCCCGGGATTTGTGCGGGAGATCCTCCCACGACACATCGTTGATGAGCACCTGGTACGTTGATCGCAGATCGGCTGGCTCCTCGATCTCATCGCGCCAGTACGCATCGGCGACATAGAGCCAGCGGAACTGCTCGTTGCCGGGCAACTGGCACCACGGCTTGAACACGCGGCCGGAGTGATAGGCGCGGTAGCCAGCGGCCGCGATCGCCTTTACTGCCGGCGGGAAGTCATGCCGAATGGGCGGCACCGCATCGGTCACGACTGCACCCGCCGCGGGCTGTTCGCCATTTTCTGGAGCGATGTGCCGACGAACTGGCGGGTGGTCCCGCTATCGAGGCGGACGATCCAGGCGGAGCCTTCGCGGCGAATCACCTCGCCGCAGGCCTTGGTGTGCATGCCGGTCCGGACGGTGACACGGTCGCCCGGCTTGTAGGGCTGATTTCTGTTCATAGTAGGGTCCTTTGGTGGAGTGCCTTGCCATTGAGCATGAGATCGCGGCTCAGGGGCTGAGTGAGGCCGCGCTGGCGGTCAGTGGCGGCCAGGCCCGCCCCGATCTGGTGGTGCCTTGGGTCACGACTGCATCCGCCTTCGGTGGCATTGGCGACCCGAGACTGGACGGGGGAGTCATCTCCCCGACCCCGGTCAGCCCCGAAGTCGAAATCCGCGCAGAATAGCGTGCCAAACCCGAGGGCGGCGAGGGATCGGCCGATCCCTCTGGCCTCGGCCTTCTCCAGGTAATCCCCAACGCCGAGGGCGCCCTCACATCCCCAGCCGGTGGCGGAGCACCTTCAGGCAACATCACCTCGGCGCGGACGACAGCCTCGTTGTCATGATGGGAAACGATCTCGGTGATACCCGTGGCAACGGGTTGCTCGTTGCGCAGCCAGACGAGGCGCCAATTCACCTCGAGATGGTCCTTGCCACTGACGAGCGTCAGGCGGAGGGCGGGATCCAAGGTCGTCATGACTCCACCTCGGTGGCGGAGTCGAACACCCAGGTGGGCGATCCATCCTCCTTGAGGAGTTGAAGACCGTTGTGAAACGTTCCGAAGTAGCCGCCGGCTGCCCAGTCGCAGGGGTGTTGAGTTACCTTTTCCTTCCCCGTGTTCAGCCCTTCCCTGGCACCGATCACCCGGCCGATACAGTTCATGAATGCTCGCTCCGGATTGGCGCCTGCCTCATGGGACTCGCGAGGCGTGGAGACATTTCCCCAAAGCGGGCATTGGATGCGCGCGTCGAGCGGTGAGTCGGCCGACCGTTCCATGACCTGCCTTCGCCATTCCTTGATACGGACCGTTGGTATCGCGGTGGATTGGCTCATGCCGCTCGCTCCTCATCCACCAATTCCACGGCATCGGGCGAGACGCTGACGGCCGATGTCGCCCGAGAAAACAGCCGGAGCGACTTGGCGCGGCCGTGTTTGTAGCCGATCACCGTGGCTACGGTGCTTTCCAGCAGGACGCCCCGCGTGATGCGGACCTCGGTGCCGACCGGAAACGCTGACTCGACTGCCTGCTCGGCAGCAAGCGCCGCAGCGCAATCGGGACCGATCCCGGCTCTGATCGATGCTGGATCGGTCAGGCGATTGCCACATCGTGAGCAGTTCCTCGGTGGCAGCGTGCCTCGCTCGATTCGCCGGCGAACACTCCGGTCGAGGAGTGCCGCGACCTCTGGATCCAAGTGGAGTGGAGTGCCCCGTGTGACCAATTGTTGCTTGAGTGCCTGGGAGTGAGTCATGCTAGAATGTCCTTGTTGAATGAACTTTCGAAGCGCTCTCCGTTCACAGCGGAGAGCGTTTCGGATTTTAAGAAGTCAGTGCTTCGACAAGATTCCGATCGGCTGCATAGCGCCGGACGTGAGTTGACCCTGTTCCGCCCCGGATCAGCGCGACGCCGAGCCGGATGCCTTCGTCAGCCTGCATGGCCGTCTGGTGGCCCTTCTCGATCAGGTCGATGATTTCCCGGGAATCCTCGGGGGTCACGACTCCATTGGCGAAGACGGCGGTGATCCTGTCGGTGATGGCTTCGAAGTGCTCGACGATTGTGGTGGTGATCCTGGGTTGTTGTCCTCGTGGCATTTGCACGGCTCCTGTCATGAAATGATTCGGGGAAATGTGGGGCCGATATGCTCAAGTGGGTTTGGCGAGTTCCTGCCTCGCCGGCGCTATCTGACTGGCATTGGCGTGCTCTGGCGCTATCGGGTATTCATGGGAACCTCACTTTCGTTGCTACTCTGTACGGGAGAGCCCTGCGGTGGGGACGATCTGTGCTAGTCGATCGGGGTGAATGAATTCCCGGAGGGCTCCCCGGTGCAGATCAGCTGGCCTTTCGCTTTCGGATGGAGGTGAACGGCTGTTCGTCTACGGGGCCGACGACGCGCTCGTACGGTCGGGCGATGATGTAGTAACTGGCTCCTTCAACCCGCCCACCTGGTACGCGGCGGATGTCGTCCGGGAGTTGTTCGGCGGTATCGGTCTGGATAGCCCGCTTCAGCGCGTTGATCGACAGCTGAAGTTGGTCACGCGCAGTGTTGAGGGAGATCGTGCGCGGCCGCTGGGCCACCGGGGTTATTTCACTCATGCGACTCGAGTCTCCAAGCTATTGTGTGATCGGTGCTGGGAAATCCTGTGATCTGGGCGATTGGGTGGAATAGTGTCCGGGTGCTGTTCCCAACCGGATCAGGCTGAAACTGCAGATCTGGGCATCGAGCGATTACCTTTTGGTAATTCGAACATCAGGGAAAAAGGCACGCCGAGAGCGTTGCTGACCTTCATCGCCTGCTGGAAGTCCAATGTTCGCGTGCCGTGTATCCACCGATTGACAGTGGCGGGAGTGACATCGACTTTGGCCGCCAGCCAGTCCTGCCGCCTTCCCTGATCGTCAAGGACGGTCTTGATCCTGGTGCCAGAGTAGCGAGGGGTGTTGTTCATGGGAACAGAGTATTACCTTTCGGTAACTGCGTCAAGTGTAATTACCAGTATGAGTACTGAAGCTTCCCGGTCGGTGAATCCGGCATGGGGTGCCTGGTTGCTCCAGCAGATCAGGCGCCGCGAGATAAATCAGGTTGAGTTCGCCGAACGCGTTGGCGTGAAGCCGGCAACGGTTTCACGTTGGGTCAATGGCAGGGTTCCCAGGGGCAGCTATCTGGATAGTATCTCTGACGCCCTGATGCTCGATTTCGACACAGTGGCCACCAAAGCCGGCATCAGGCCGAGCATTCAGGAAATGCCAGCCAGCGAACGAGAAGCCCGGGCCGCCGAGCTGGTGCGCCGCATCGACTGGGACCAGGGCGACATTGCGTTGCGCATGGTGATGGCGAACCTGGAAGAGCTGGCCGAGACGTTCCGCAAGGAGCGGAACGCTGACGAGAGCGGGAGGGATAGCGCCTTGGAGCCACGTCAGACATAATCGCCAAATCATCCAGTGCAGCTTCTCTGACCCTGGGGCGAGGCTGATGATGACATGGTTCCAATGACGATTCAGATCCCGAAACGGCACGCTGAACCGTACGTTGGAGCGTAAGTCAATCGGATCGGCTCCGAGTTCCGCCACTTGATGGCGCCTGTACTCCACGGCCCGGCCGCAGAGCTCGTTCAACTTGATCAGCGTGGCAAAGGTGGGAGCGCTCATGTGCGGAACTCGTCTCTGGGCTAGAGTCTCACGTATGATATGGCGAGGGAAGACGACACATCACGCGAGCTCCATGGCTGCTGGGCGTTCGCTCTGCACGCCGGAGTCCATTCGTGGAATTGCTCGATCTCGCGCTCGTCATTCTGCTGCTGACTTCCGTCCCACTTTCCATTGGCCTCCTCATGCTCTGGTTTATGGTCATTGCGCCTCGTATTGGCCGGGCAACGAAGCATTCCGCCCAAACCCCGGACGAGACCCCTCCTGCAGAAGGGCAGAGGCTCCGTCTGGAGCGTCCTGACGCATACCGAGATTCAGCGCGATCGGCGGCAACTGTTCCTCATCGGTGGCGAAGAGATGCCCGTAACCATGCTGATCCGTACCGCCCAGGAACAAGGCGCGAAGGATGATCAGCCGGGGATCGTCAACGTCGCGGAGTGGGTTCTGGCTTCTCAACCCGCACCTTGTCGCTCGGCTCATGCCACCACACGGCCAACGGCACCGGGGGCACGAACGGATCGAGCACCACGCCGATTTTCATCCAGCCGGTCGCATGTAGCCTGAGCGGCTCGTTCACGAGCAGGTGCCCCTCGATGAGGCCCTTCAGGGTCTCGGGATGTTCCTCGCCCTTCGCCAGGTCGCGGCGGTACTGGGCGGCCCGCTTGAGGGCCGCAAGGATTCGGTTGGCTTCAACTGCGATCTCGCCCTCGAGCGTCAGCACCGTCAGCAGCCGACTGAACCCCTGATGCTGTGGACGCGGCTTCTCCCGCACTCGGGCATCCTCGTGGTCGAGCCCTGGCGGGCTCTCAGGCTTTGGCCATGGTTCCCGGTTCATCGGTTGCACTCCTGGCACTCGATGAAGTTGCCCTCATCGTCGAACCCATGACCTATCCCCCCACACTGCGGGCATGTGCCCGATCTGGTGACCCTGACTCTTCGCCCCTGCGGCTTGAAGTCCGGCCGCACTGGAGCCAGGCGACGGGCATGCGCCCGTCTCGCCTGCATCACATCCCGGGTGTGATGCACGACCGCCCGGTGCGTCGATTCGACAACACGGATTGGCTTCTGCGGATCCAGTGGGCCGATCCGGATCACCGCCCGGTCCGCGTGGACCTCCACTTCCTCCCGGCTATTAGACACCAGTCCTTCATCACTATCGAAGAACGATGTCTGCCCTACCTGTTTCCGGGGACGTCTCGGCATCTGGTTGCTCCCCTGGCTCTACGCCGAATAGAACATATGTTCTATTATCATCGGTTTTACCATGTGCCTACGATGGTCGCAAGGCTTCGTGAGTCAGTGGCGATTTGTTATGATTCAGGCGCTAGTTGATCATCGGGCGCAGTGCGCCATGGTGTTCGATGGCGAACCCGACATCCCCCGAACAATCCAAGAAGAAGCGATCCCTTACGGGTAAGCAGAAGCTGTTCGTCGATGCCTATATCGGCGAGGCGCGCTTCAACGCGACCAAAGCTGCTCGCATAGCGGGGTATGCCGATCCCCCACAGTCAGGCTGGGAGAACAAGCAAAACCTAGACATCCGCGCGCGTATTGATGAATTGCTCGAAGCCAACACGCTCAGTGCCACCGAGATCCTGCGCGAACTGACGGACGTGGCGATGCGTGGTCTCCACGAGTACATCGAGATCACGCGGTACGACAAGGATGGCAACCCGGTCGCTGCCAAGATGGATGCCCGGGCGAAGATGGAAGCGCTGAAGCTGCCCGGCCAGAACAAGATCATGTTCACTGAGAAGCGGGAATTGTCCGGCCCTGATGGCGGGCCGATTCCGATCCAGTCGATCGAGGTCGTGCTCGACGATGAGGCATCCTCGTGATGGTGGCCCAGGTGATCGATCGGCGGGATGCACCGGCGCTGGTCGTCATCGATGGCGGCAGGATGCGACTCAACCTGCATCGGGGGCAGCAGCGCGCCTGGCGGTCGACCAAGCGCTTCGTCTGCGTGATCGCCGGCAGCCAGTCTGGCAAGACCGCCTTCGGGCCGCACTGGCTGCGGCGCGAGATCTCGCTTAAGGGGCCTGGCGACTACATGGTCGTGACGCCGACCTTCCCGCTGCTGGAGATCAAGGCGCTGCCCGAGTTCCGCCGGTTGTTCGAGCACCAGCTGCAGCTTGGCACGTATCACGCCTCACCGCCGCGGAGATTCGAGGTGTCGCCCGATGGCGAGATCCGGCTCTTCGGCAAGCGGCAGGAGGTGCCCACCACGATCTGGTTTGGGTATGCGGCGGATCCGGACAGCCTGGAGTCGGCGACCGCGAAAGGGCTCTGGCTCGACGAGTGTGGGCAGACGAAGTTCAAACTCGGATCGTGGGAGGCGCTACAACGGCGGATCGCCCTCAACCAGGGACGGGCGCTGCTGACGACCACGCCGTACAACCTCGGCTGGCTGTACCAGGAGATCTGGCTGCCCTGGGTGGAGTCGGGCCGGAACCATCCCGACATCGATGTGATCAACTTCGACTCCACGATGAATCCTGCGTTTTCGAGGGCCGAGTTCGACCGTCTGCGGCGCACGATGCCGGGCTGGAAGTTCGATCTCTTTCACCGGGGCATCTTCACCCGGCCGGCCGGACTGATCTACAACTGCTTCTCGCGCGATGACCATACCTTGCCTCGCTTTGCGATACCCGGGAGTTGGCCCCGGTTTCTCGGCATGGACTTCGGCGGGGTCAACACGGCCGGCATCTTCTTCGCCCAGGAGCGTGGCGAGAACGGCACGCCGACCGGTCGGTACATCGGGTATCGGGAATACCTGGCCGGCGATCGGACCGCGAACGAGCATGTGAGTTCGTTGCTCAAGGGCGAGCCGCGGCGCCCCCTCGCCTATGGCGGCGCCAGGTCGGAAGGGCAGTGGCGGGCGGAGTTCGGCGCCGGTGGGCTGGCGATCAAGTTGCCGGTGGTTGCCGACGTTGAGGTGGGCATCACGCGGGTGTGGGGTGGGATCAACAGCGGGAAGTTCATCCTCTTCGATGACCTGAAGGGCACGCTCGACCAACTCGGCACGTACAGCCGGGTGCTCGACGAGCGCGGCGATCCGACCGAGGAGATCGAGGACAAGGCGTCCTATCACTTCCTGGATGCCTGGCGGTACATCGGCAGTTACCTGATCGGGGGCAGGGCGCCAGGTGTGGCCGCCGCCGGCGTCGATCAACAGAGCAGGTGGAGATGATGCGCGATCGCAGCAAGGTGCAGGACGCACGACCCATTGGCGTCAGCGGTGTGGAGCAGTTCGGTGGATTCGTTTACCACAGCCATGAATATGACGCGGCGTGGAAGGGACTGCAGCGGGACAGGACGATTCACAGCATGCTCAACGACCCGCTCGTCGGCTCGATCCTGTTTGGGATCGAAATGCTGGTGCGGCGGGTGGAGTGGTCGCTGCAGGCAGCGGACGAATCGGATGAGGCGAAGGAACTGGGTGAGTTCGTCGAGCAGTGTCTTGACGACATGGCGGGACACTGGCCCGGCGACACGCTGGCGCAGATCCTGACCTTTCTCGGGTGGGGCTGGTCCTGCCTGGAGATCACCTACAAGCAACGATTGGGGCGCGCTCGCACCACGCGCAAACGAGACGACACGGCTCCTGCCTCATCGCTGCCTGCATCGCGCTACGATGATGGCCGCATCGGCTGGAATGCATGGGAATTGCGGCCCCAGCTGACCCGGTACGGGTGGGCGTTTAGCGGCAGCACGGTCACTGGCCTGGTGCAACAGGATCCCACGACCCTGGCGCACTATACGATTCCGCTCAGCAAGTGCCTGCTGTTCCGGTACGCCAGCCGCGACAACTCCCCGGAGGGCTCGACACCGCTACGTGTGGCCTTCGATGCCTGGTATTACAAGCGGCAGATTCAACGGATCGAGGCGGTGGGCATCGAGCGTGACCTGGCCGGCTTGCCGGTGGTGCGGGTGCCCGCGTCTGAAATCGAGGGCAATACGGCGGTCTACCTTGCTGCCATACAGATCGCGACAGGGGTGCGGAACGATACGCAGGCTGGGGTGGTGATGCCGAGCGACCGTGACGAGCACGGCAATCTGTACCAGGAGCTCGAGTTGCTCTCCAGCGGCGGGGCACGATCGTTCGACACGGACACGGTGATTCGCCGCTACGCGAATGAGGTCGTGACCGCCTTCCTCGCCAACGTGATGCGGGCGGGGCAGGATAACGTCGGCTCCCTTTCCCTCTCTTCCACACAGGCCGATCTGTTTCAGCGGAGTATCGGCGCGCACCTGGACACCATTGCGGACACCATCTTCGAGCAGGCGATTGTTCCACTGATGGAGGTGAACGGGCTCAACCCCGAGCTCGCTCCCAAGCTGGTGCACGGTGACATCGAGAGCGCCAACCTGGAGCAGTTGGGACAGTACATCGTGAACCTCGCCAGCGCGGGGATGCTGGCGAATACCCCGGAGCTCCGGGCCTTCGTGCATGAGGTGGCGGGCCTGCCGGTGCCGAGCAAGGAGGAGCTGGAAGAGGAGATGGAGGGGGAAGCGCTCGATCGCAGGGGGAAGAGCGGCCAGGTCGATCAGGACGACCAGCGGGATGGCGCACCGGCCAGCGACGTGGATCCGGGCCGGGAGCGTGAGTGATGGTCCTCATGGGCGCCACAACGGAGAACCTCGACGACGCGTCTTTAACCTCTCTGCGAGGCATCAGCATCGGGGGCGTATTCCCGGGCAGAGGTCATTCCGGGCTGATGGAGCGATGGGGGAGTGCGATTCAGCCTGACTCGCCAGTATGCACGGCCGTGAACGGATACGGAGAACGAGCAGGTGGAAGGATTGGCAGCCACATGCTGTGGGGATGTTCGCCGCCGGCAAGCCTCCGCAGTATCAGTGTTCACGACGATACCTGGTGCGACACCATGGCGCTTCGGGCGAGCAGAGAGGCGAGGGCTGCCTGATGGTGCATTCTCCACTGCCGCTTCCGCCGCTGATCAAGGTCAATGCAGAGGGACTATCGGAGTTTCGCTGTCCGTCGTGTCGCCGCCTGCTGTTTCGACTATCATGGCCGAACGGGACCCCTCTCCAACTTGAGACTAGCTGTCCGCGCTGTGGCGCAGCGATCGAGCACAAGGAGTCGGCGGCATGACTGAGACATACGAACTTTCAACGGAGGAGAGAGCATACAAGGAACAATTGGAGGCCAGGTACGATGGTCTCACAATTGTGGTAGCGCCGGTTTTCGCTGGAATGGCGTCCAACACAGACTCCATTCCATTGGCGTTTCATGCGGTTACAGCCACTCTGCCAGACGATCGGCGCGTGGTGTTTACTCGACGTTCGATTCTGGATTCGTTGCGTTTGGTGGAAGCTGAGGCGACGAGATTCAATCCTGGTGAGCCCGAAATCAGGTATGACGAGGGTGTGCTCACGGGGTTTCTCCCAGAGTCCCTCCGTGCTCAAGGCTGGACGTGTTCTCGCGCCGTTACCATTGCAACCGTTCCCCGGAACCTGCACGATGTTCGACTTGCACATCCTGATGGGCGAGAAGTGGTTATTCATGAATTCGACGACGATATCGTGTACGCGCTAGAAGATGCCGTGTGGTGCGCGGAGAACGATCTCCCTGGGTTTCAAATCCCGTCGTGATACAATCGGCGTAACCGAAGAGCGCCCTCCAGCAGGGCCGTGAGTGAGAGACCCAACGAGGACCGGCGGACAGTTCCGCTTCGGTCCTCGTTTTCTTTTGTGGAGCGGCCCAATGCCGGACCAGAATCCCCCTAATCCACTCCTTTGCTCGCACCGAGATTCACCGGGGATGCAGAAGAACGGTGACGGACAGCTTTGCGACCGGGGAGCACAACGGCGCAATTGTGGGATGCCGATGCACGGTCGCGCCGGTGACGAATCCCGCGGTCATTCCGTCCCGGTCCTGTGGACAGAGCGGGGAGACGAGGGCTGCATGATCAAGACCCACAGCGCGGCGAAGATCGTGTCGATCTCCGGTGTTCGGGAGTGGCATTGTCCGAACTGTGGCACCAAGCTGGCGGAGATCCTCGGACGGCGTGTGGTGATTCGCGTGCGTGATCGCCTCATATCACTCCGGTCTGATGTGGAACCCGATCAGGTATGCTGGAAGTGCGGAACAACCAGTAATCTAGAGCGGGAGAGCATAGTATGAAGCTAGAAGAAGTCACCCTAAACCAGGTGCTAGCGGAATTGCAAAAGAGGGAGAGCGACGCCGTGACTGCTCACTCCAATGCGGCAGATAGGGTGCGTCAACTGGAAGAGACTGTCATTCCCGCCTGGACAGAACTGGTGCAATTACACGTCCTAGTCGGGGCCCTAACAGCTTCTAACAGCTTCTGAGGAGCGAAAGGGATTTGTGCGCGACTACCAAGCCGAGGCACTCGACACGCCGGCCGGACTACCGGAGGTAACTATTCGCCATTACGGCAATGCGTTCATTTCAAACGAGCACATTGCCATCTATCGGCGAATGACTGAAATCTGGGAGACAATCCGCCCTGAGGTTACCCGGCTCAATGCTGCTCATGTTGAAGCGCACGCAGCTCAACATGAACAGACAGCGTGCAAAGCTGATCTGGGCGCAGCAAGCCGTGTTGTGGCAACGCTCAAAGCCCCAAGTAACAACCGTCAAATCTAGAGGGAAGGGCCATCATGACCGATATTGACGCTGCTGTTATAGATTTTGGGCAGAGGTAACCATATGCCCATGTGATGGCAGTTAGCGGCATTCGAGGGGCAGCCAGATCGCGCCGTATTGCAGAGTGTATGGATCTGGCCCAAGACCGATACAATCAAACCTCGTTTGCTTTCGGGAGCCACTGTCGCCGAAGCTATCGCTACGGCAGAGGCTGAACTCCAGAAGGCACATCTGCTCAAGGAGGGGTGGAGTCTCCACCACACCGCAGTTCCGGCCAGAATCGCCTACATATCGCCGGCTGCTCACGCCTTTACTTGCAAGAATTCCCAACGTCTATACTGTCTCAATGGAGAAGCAGCGAACACCACGGCCAGAGAACCAGGCAATCCTGGATGATCTTCGCGCAGGCATGACCACCCGCGAGGTCGCCACGCGCCACAACATTTCCCCTACCCGCGTCGCCAGGTTCCGGTCCTACTACGGCATTCCAGCGCGGACCGCATCCGCGAGCGTCGACGAGGATGCGATTCTGGCCGACCTCCGCCGTGGCCTGTCCCTCAATGCCATTTGCAAAGCCCATCACACGAGCTACCGCCGCGTCAGGCGTATCGCTTGCACGCATGGATTCGATCGTTTCGGGACGGTTTTGGATCCCGGGGATGCGTCGATCCTTGCGGACCTGCGTGCGGGAATGAGTGTGACCACTGTTGCACGCAAGCATGGCACCGATCTGCTGTCAGTCGTCGGCCTGGCATTGCGCCACAGGTTGATTCGTCCAAAGTCGAGGCCGGACGACGCGTCATGAGCCTACCGAGCGACTCGGACCGTTGTGCGCGGCGTGGTCGCATTCCCGCACACAGCACACGCGCCCGGGGCAGGGCGCGCGTGCTGGAGTGCTCACGCGAGCAACTCTCGTCGCCGACTGGGTAGGGCAACGCTTCCCTGTTTTGCCACCGACCGGCACCGCCTGAAAAGACGCAAGATCAGGACCATCGCAGGAGGATCGCATACACTGGTTAGCACCAATGGTCCCGGCACGATGCCCCACAGGTCCCAGACCACCGAGGGACCGGATCAGGACAACCAACGACATGGGGCCAGCGTGCCGCCGAAACTCAGCTATGACCAGTTGCAAACCTACGGGTGGGCGATCGATCCCCGGACGGGCGTCGTCTGGCCAGGCTACGTCAGTCTGAGCCTGTGCCTCATGATCGACGGTCGCCGTCATGTCTGTGTTCCCGGTGCAGGGCCAACTCTCGACGAGGCGATTCGGGATGCCGTCATCGCCGCCAACGCGTGGATTCAGCATCAGCGTCCAACCCATCCCGTGCGCCGTGCGATCGAGGATGATCGTCCTGACAAGTGATGACATCCAGGCGCAGCAAACGCGCTCTCCCATTGGCGAGCGCGTTTGCTGGAGTTCAATGTTTGAACTCTGATCGCCTCCCCATCCGGCCGGCGACTGGACCAATGGTCGCATCATATTCCACTGAAGGTCAATCGAGGCAAGGTGACGGGCACAGCAACGCGCCCTGGGCAGGGTTTACGCGGTGCCGGAGTCTGCAGTGTGGGGGGAGACTGTGATCGCTTTCCGGGAAAACGGCGACTCTGTCCTTTGTCGCATGCGGCATCTGTCCGTGCAACCATCCAAGTGTCCCAGACACCACGACGCATATACATCGTCCTGTGAGCCAGACACAGTCAACGCGCCCTGCACGGCAGGCGCGCTGCCGGAATCCTTGGATCAGAAAGGACTCTCGTTGCTCCTGGGGGAGCAACTGACTTCGTTCATGCTCCTCGCCGACCGATATGTCAAGAGACACCTTCTGGTGCATACAGCAAACGCGCCCTTGGCGTGATCGGGCGCGTTGCCGGAGAACTCGGGGGAGTCTCTCGCCGCCCCGGGAATTTGGGAAGGCCAGGGCGACTACACGAGTTTTGCCATGGAGCGTGATGCAGCTTCAAGTCCGCCAGCTGCTCCAGGGCATGACGCGCCAGACGCAGCAAACGCCCCCGGGCCCGGGGGCGTTTGCTTGAATCCAGTGGATGGATGGCGTTTCGTTCTGACGACTATAGGGCTATCCCGCTTGGTGCTGCGGGCCCATCCCGAATGGGCCTGCAGCACCAAGCGGGATTTTCGCTAGCTTTTACTGACGGCGAACTCGTCGGCGAGAACGGGCGAACGCCTCGGGGAACAAGACGAACGTAAAGGAGTTGCTGGCGTGTCCAGAATCAAAGTAACGTTGAGTCTCTGTTTCATGTTTCTCATAGCGGCAGGGGCATTCGCGCCCACCGCGAGCGCGGAGTCTCCCTCTCAACAAGAATGCGAAGCGGCGGGCGGCGAGTTCCAACGCACGCAAGGCACAGTCAGTTGTGTCATCGTCGAAGAAGAGACCGCGGGGAATGCCCCCGAGGAGAGCAGCGCCCGGCGCGTCACAACGGAAGAGACGACATCGGGCCAGGGCAATAGTGACAACAAGGAGGAGGAGACCACCACCTGCGAGGGCCCTCCAGGTCAATGCACCTAGCCTGATCAGGCAGTAGTAGACAGCTCAGATGATCGGGCCACTCGCACCCACTCATCCGGTGCAAAGAAGCCGGCTGGCGTTAACACCAGCCGGCTTCGTCGTTTTCACTCGTCGTGGAGTGGTCAAGGTGAGCGAATCACGCCGCTTTGCGCTCGACCTGCTTCACGATCCTGGCCACGGTGGCCGGCGCGTAGACCACCTCACGATTCCAGCAGGGAACGACGATGTGCTAAGGTCGTGCCTACGCGTTCGATCAAGCGAACAATCAAACCTTGCTAGGAAGGAGCGACCATGAGGAGCAAGTCCCGCCTTCCAGGCGAAGGACCGCCACTAAGCCTCTATCTCGCGCTCATCGTGGTGACTGTCTGCGCCTTTCTTGTCGGCTACTTCTTGGGCGGATAGCACTTCGTCACGGACTGCCCCGCGCTGGTGGAGGCGCAGGGTCAGCCGGCTCACCCACGCTCCCGGAGTCGTGCGCCTTCCCGGCCTCCACGGCGGCCAGGATGCCCAACATCACCCATATATTGCCCGATTTCACCGGATTCGATCGCCACAATTCCCCAACGCGACAAGCGTCTGGAATACGTTCAATTGTGGTGATAACCGATCCATCCCGGTCCAACCAGCACCGGCTCCTCCGTGAACTTGTCGCGATCCGCGATCAGCTCGCCGAGCATTTCGATGAACCTGCCCACTGCTGCGTCCTTGACAACGATCGCGCCAAGGCGCTCTTGGTCGAGGCCGGTGGAATCCGTTACCCCAACCAGCCACCGGCCATCGATGTCACGATCGAACCAGAGATCGCGCTCAAACGGAAGACGGATCGGGTGGCGTCCCGTCAGCATCATGTGGCCGGACGTCTGGCCGCCGAAGTAGTCGATGCGTTCAGGCATGAATAAGGATCCTTTCGTGCAATGACAACACGGAGTAATCCCGGCTAACGGTAGACGGTTTGAGCAGTCCTGACCATCGCATTTGATGCATGGTGGCGCAATGACGCTCCGTGTCAGCACGCAGGCAGCCAGACACAGCAAACGCGTCCCTGGCGTGAAGGAACGCGTTGCCGGAGACCTCGGAGAGCCTCTGATCGCCTCAGGGGAATAGGAAGGCTGGGGCGACTGGTCTTTTTCTGCCATGGAGAGCAGGTCGCCGTCAAGCGGCGTTCCGTTCGACCTGGTTGACCCACCATCACGATGGACACCAGGACATCAAAGGGATGGGCCATGCCAGTTTATATTCCTGGCGCCTGAAAGACTTCCGCATAGATGAAGGTCAAGACCAGGGCCAAAACGATGATGACGATGCTAATGAGCCGCGAGCGCATGAAAGGTACCTTTCACATGATCGGAGGAGACTGCTTCCATCGTAGCGGCCTGCGCCGCCCGGATAGTGCTCCTTCACAATGATTTCACAATGGGCGCCTTCCCCGTGGTTGCGGGCGTTTTGGCCCGGATCCCCCTCCGCGTCAGAATGCTTGATTGGTTGTCCGCCCGCCAACGCACCATAGTGGACACGTTTGCTCCTCCGCGATCGTTGCTGGCACCAGGGTGATGCGCCGAGCGATCTCAGAGCGTTGTTTTACCGTCTGGAGGCATCAGATGACATCGTCAGCACATGTCGGCCAACCCAACATCTCCGAGCACACCGTCATCGAAACCGTGCGCCGGCAGATACACACGGATCAGGAGATCGGCCTCGTCGTCGACTGCGATGAGACGGTGATCGAGCGGGTCGTCACAGAAGCGGTCCTGGAGATGTGGGCCACCAGCCGGATCAAGACCTATCTGCCGGTGCTGGCTCTGCGTCGCGCCCGCGATGAAATTCGGGTGACCGCCGGGCTCCGCTAGCGCGGCCCTCCACTGGCGCTTCCACCTTCGCCGCGTCATGCTCCTTGCCCGCCTCGACCGCCGCGAGAATTCCAGCCAGCACGCCAGCGGGCACGATTGCCCAGCTCTCCAGCCAGAGCGCACCCACCGCCGTGAATGCGCTGGCGATCAGGATTCCGACCGCCAAGTTGAGCAGGCGGCGGAACCGACTCGGCACCGCGAAGGCGTCGATGAAGGCCTGGGTGATCGCTGCCTGGTAGCCGGCGAACGCCTTGCCGTAGGCCAGCGCCAACCCGGTGACGATGCCGATGATCGTGATAAGTTCGGTGATCTGGTCGCCCATCGGCATATCTCCGATCGTGTAAATCAGGCTGCCTTTGAGTCGCTGATGCGAATGACATCGTCCGCGAAGATCCGCACGCCATCAGGGGTATAGAGCCAGCGACCGTCCTGGTTCCGGAACGCCCAGTCGCCAGTCAGCTCATCACCAACCTTGAGGTCCGGACCAATCACGGCGCAATCGAGCGTGGCGAACCGTCGCTGTTTGGTCTGCTTGACTACGCGGTACGTGTCGCCGGCCCACCAGAAGTCGAGTTCGGTCTTCGGGTCGAAGACATAGGTCGGGGCGATGCCAGGGCCATTGCTGATGTCGTCCAGGATCGGAATCGGCACGATGGACGCGTAGATCGGGGTCGGCTTGGGCGGATCGACCTTGGCGCCCTCGCGAATCATCTTCTGAACCGTGTCGTAGTAGGGGCCGGCGCAGTTGGTGCGCTGCACGTTGTCCACGTCAGCATGTTCGAAGAGCCAGTCACCGGCGCTGTCGTTGCCGAGGACCGGGATGTCGTACTTGGCGCTCCAGTGCATCACGAGCCAGTAGATGGAGTCGATCTGCACCTGAGGGTGTGGCTTGTTCCAGTAGCCCTCGGCCTCGATCGAAAGCGTGTAGATGTTCGGATTGCCACCCAGGTCGAGCAGCTTCTTCGCCTTGGCCTTCGGGGAGCGAACGGCGCCATTGGTCCACGGCCCATGCTCTTCCGGGATGCAGAGCAGGATCGTGCCGTCCAACTGGACGGTCGCGGTGTAGCTGTTCTGGCTGCCGACTTTCTCGATCGCCCACTTGAGCGAACCGCGAGTGGAGCCCTCCTGGACGTGGCAGAAGATCGCCCGAGGCCTGGCGCCCGAGCGATTGCGGAAACACCCCTGCATGAACTGATCGCGCTGGGCTGGCGTCAGTCCGAATCGCTTCGCATCGGCGTTGTTTCGAAGGTCATAAATCGTTGGCGTGGCCATGGGTGATGTCTCCTGTTCACCAGCTGCATCGAGCAGGCCGGCGGCTTCGAGCTCGTTCAACGTGCCGGCGATTTTGTCTCCATACTTCGGGTCTGCCGCCCATCGGTTGGTGAGGTCACCGATCGTCTCGGCGACGCCGACATACCCGGCCCTGACCGCCGCGTCCCAGCGCGGATCGTCCGTCTTGCTCAGCCCCGTCGGTAACTGGTCGCCAACGGCGTAGAGCCACAAATGGGCGAACTGCGCCCGGGCTGCCGCCTCACCGTTGCCAAAGTCGCGGCTCACCGCGTTCTGCCGGGCGTCGCCAGTGATGCCGATGCCGGCTGGGTTAGCCCGCCCGCGCCACCAGTAGGAGTTCCACGGCGCCCCTTGGTCCGTGGTCTCGTGAATGGACTGGGCCACGGCGACGTGGAAGGTGATCCCGTGCGATGTGCAGAGCCGGTGCATCGTCGCGAGATACTGCCGCACGTCGTCAGGCCGAGCGCAGCCCTTGGCGATGGCCCACGTGGCGATCGTTTCGGGTGAGCCGAAAGACAGGCCCCGGATTGATGTCGAGGTGGAGAAGGCCATATCGATACTCCTCAGGGCAGTTCGTCCGGCTGCACACGTATGCCATCGAGATCGGGAAACCGGCGAGCTCGTACGCGGTTGATCAATTGCCTGGCCACCCAACCTTCACAGAACGTGATGTAGGCCATCACCAGCAAGAGCAGAACCCGGAGCGACATCGCGATCCACGTCGCGCTGGTAACCTCGGTCGGTGAGCCGGCGGTCCACCGAACGAAAAAGAGCAGCCCCATCAGAACCGAGAAGACGAAGAGGCCGACGAACAGGAACCGGTAGGCGTTGCCAAGCGACGTCCGTAGCTGCTTCGGCGTGAGGTACCAGCTCAGCAGGGCCGTGGCCAAGAAGAGGATCCCCTTCGGGATGAACCAGACTGCAGTTACCAGCAGGATCCAGGAGTCAATGGTTTGCACCGTGTCGCTGGTCATGATGCGTTTTCCCTCCGGATCCGGCAGGATCGCGGGAAGAGATCCCCGATGATGAACTCCTCCGCGATCAAGCGTTGGGTGTGGTGCTGCCGGGTGATCTCGGCTGCGGCCTCCCGCTGGAAGGCCGCGGTGGTGGAGTCGATCGCCTCGCGGGCTTCTCGCGCCTCGCTGACGCCGCTGCTGGCGACCAGGTCGTCGGGTGCATCGGGAGTGAAGCGGCGGCGGAACCAGGCCAGCATCACGACCGTCCTGACGCGGATCCAGACGATTGCTGTTGGGTCAGCAACGCCTGGAGCAGCTCGATCGTCTTGTTCTGTTCGGCCAGCGCCGCCCGCTGCGTCTCGGTCATGTCGACCACCGTCTTTCGCGATGACTCGCCCAGCTCCTTCAGCTCCAATCGCTGTTCCTTGATCGTCTCCTTGAGTGGAGTAACGATCTCGTCGTGGGCGTGGCGGCTCACGAGCTTGCCGTTGATCATGAGCAGCAGAATGACCGCCAGGGTCCCGGCGGCTCCACCCTGGATGATCAGCTGCACCATCTCGGGAGTCATCGCGCACCTTCCAGACCGGGGTGAGCCCCCAGGTGATGTATGGATTCATGCCTCATGTCTCCTGTCTCCCAGCTGCTCTGCTGGCCGCGAACCTGACGCCTCCCCCTCAGCGCTGGGTTGCCACCGATCAATGGCGCTGTCGCGCTCGTCCGTGGTGCCTTCCGGTAACAAAAAAGCCGCCGGCGATCCGCAATCCTGCGAATCAAACCGGCGGCCCATACGTCCACCCTGCTCTCAAGTTATGGCTTCCATCTTACCCTATGCAGCCCGGCTCTCCCTGGGTGTCGGAAGCAGCGTGTCGATCCGGACGAACTGCTGGTCACCACACCGGCAGTTCAACTCCGCACCTCCCCTGGGGCTTCTACGATCCATGTGGTACATAGCGGCCCCTGCGAGCTACGCCTCCACTTCCCACACCACTGTCTCCGCTGTCGTCACCGCCGCTCCGGTATTGTCCTGGAGACTCACCTCCAGGTAGGAGGTGGTGGCGGTGGCAGTTGCAAGGTGTCCCGAGACGGTCGCCTGCACCTGCCAGTAGTGTGGCATCGTGCCAAGCGCATGGTAGATGCGATTGGCGGGTGCCGTATTCGATATGCTGGCCTGCCCCTGTCTCCGCACCCCTGCGGTATTCCCGTTGTCGACGCCCGCGGCGGTTCCAAGGAGTCCTGAGGAAGATGCTCCGCTGACGTATCCCACGACTGCCACGGACGGCGTGCCCCAGTTATTATTGCGGCCTATATTCCGCTGAGTGCCCGCGCCATGGTAGAGGACGCCGTATTTATAGAGGCCGATGCCAGGATCTTGGGTGACCCGGACATTCTCGGTGAAGTTGTCGCTCGCCTCATGGACCATGCCGCTCAGGTCGGTGTAGGCTCGGACGTCGAACCCCTGCCCATCGCCGGCAATTAGGTCGCGCTGCACATTGTGGACACGAAAATCGGACAGTGAGTTCCGCTTCGTTCCTCTTAGGTGGACCGCCGCTCCTGAGATATCCCTCATCGAGACATTGGCCACCACTATATCGTTGGCCTCGGCTCCCATCTGATCCGCCCCAAATAGCAGGCCGATCCCCAGCGTGGCCTCGGTTCCGGTATCCTCGATCACCGCGCCGATGAGTGTCCCGTCCGAGGCTCCCTCATAGCTAATCGCGGCGCTGTGACGCACCCGAGACGTGCGCCGGGTTATGATCTCGCTCATGTGCCAGTTTTGCGGCTTGCCCCCACCAAGCGGAGGACTGCTGGAGTCCAGTTGGATGCCGGACGCGTCGACATCCTCCGTGAGGATTGACCGCAAAAAGAGGTTCTGGCTCGTATCAAATACCCAGAACCCAATCCCACCCAGACCAACTGCTGACTCCGTAATCCGTCGGATTTCGATTCGCTCGGCATACAGATTGTCGACCTGAGAGAAGAAGACTCCGCGAGCAGGCCAATCCTCCACGTCCAGGTCATGCAACAGCACATTGCTCACATCATTGCCGGTGACGCCATGCTGTGAGTTAAATCCAGTGCCGGCGCCTCTCCCAGCGAGCGTGAAGCCCCCAATCTCGTAGTGGCTCCCACCTGGCAGGCGGATGCCAGGAACATTTGCCCCGCCACTTTGAAGGCGTGTCGCCCCAGCCCCGCGTCCGATGAGCGGGATGTTGGGCTGCGTAACGATCGTGCCGTTGATGAGGTGATCGTCTTCCAGAATCACCGCGCCAGGGATGCCCATCAGAGCATCTTCAATTTTGCTCATGATGGCCGCGGTGTCATCCGTCACGCCATCATTGGCGCCGCGCACGGCGTACGTGACATTGATGCGCAGGTTCACCCGGCCAGGACGGCTAAACCACTCCGGACCGGCAACGGCTTGCGGTGTAATCGAGGGATGATCCAATGCACCGCGGACTTTGGGGCGACGGAATGCGTTAATTATTGGTACCTCGTGGACTGTGCCATAATCCGGAAAGAACCATTCCGAAGGTCAGTTGCGCTTGCCGTGCAGTGCTGGTCGCGCAATGCGTTCGATAGGTCGATCGACCGTAACCTCACTTCAGGATACATGAGCACGAGCGCACCCTGCATGACGAAACACTTCGCGTACCCGAATAATCACGGGAACAAGCCACTAGAGGCTACGCCACTCGCTTCCCAGGCGCCACCGACGACACTATATGAATGAACCGCACTTCACCGCACCGGCATGTGAGTTCCGTGCCGCCCGCGATCAGTGCCTGCGCAGCGATTGCATTCAGCCGCACGACGATCCGCCCACTGTGATGGCGCACGGCCAGCGGTATTTTGCATTTTGGACATTGGATCGTTGAACGGCTCACGGCGCTACGGCCCCCACTAGGACGCAGTGCCGTGCACCCTCGCCCGCTGGCTGGGATTGATCACCTGCACTTGGTCGCCCGGCACGATCGTCCCCACCGTCAGGGGTAGCGTCAGCAACCGAGATGGCCATTCCTACACCTCCGCTTGCCAGACGACTGTCTCCGCGACGCCCACCGCGGCTCCCGCGTTATCCTGGAGACTCACTTCCAGAAAGATGCTGTTCGCTGTCGCCGTGACGACATGGCCCGCGATGGTTGACTGCACCTGCCAGTAGCGCGGTGTCGTGCCAAGCGTGTGATAGATGCGATTGGCGGGAGAGGTATTCGACACGCTGGCCTGCCCTTGACGGCGGGCACCAGCACCATTGCCGTTATCCACACCGCCAGCAGTACCGGGATGCCCCGCCGATGGTGCGCTTGAGGCGTACCCAACGACAGACGTGGTGGGGGTGCCCCAGTCGTTGTTCCGGCCACGGTTCCGCTGCGTCCCCGCACCGTAGTAAAACGCCCCGTACTTGTAGAGGCCGACGCCGGCGTCCTGGGTGACGCGGATCAGCTCGAGAAAGTTGTCGGTTGCCTCATGGACAACCGCGAGCGTGTCGGTGTAGGCGCGGAAATCAAACGCCTGCCCATCACCCGATACCAGGTCTCGCTGGACGTTGTGGATGCGCCAGTTCGACAACGTATTTCGCTTGGTTCCCCTGAAGTGGGCCGCCGCGCCCGAAACGCCGTCCATCACCACGTCGCTGGCGGTGATGTCATTTGACTCCGCACCAAGTTGGTCGGTGGCAAAGACTACCCCAACCCCCAGCGTGGCAGCCGTCCCGGTATCCTCGATCACCGCGCCCTTGAGCGTTCCCCTCGCCCCGCCCTCAAACGTAATCGCCCCCGCATGTCGCGCACGGCCCGTGCGGCGGGTGACCACATCGCTGATATGCCAGGACAATGGTTGCCCGCCACCCAGCGGAGGGCTCCCGGAGTCGAGGACGATGCCACTGGCGTCAATGTCCTCGGTCAAGATCGAGCAGAAGAACAGGTTGCCGCTGGCGTCGAATATCCATATCCCGTTCCCGCCCAGTCCTGCCCCCGCCTCCGTGATGCGCCGTATCGTCAGACGCTCGGCACGGAGGTTCTCGATC